TTATATGAAAAAGAAGTCTTTGAAATTTTTATTGCTTTTGCTATTTCTTCCATTGTAAAATTTTTTTCTATTATTCTGCCTTTTAATTTTGAAAAATCATAATTTGTTTTTTTCATTTTTCCTCCTTTCTGTTGCTTTTTTTCTCAACTTCTGATTTTAATATATATTATAAAAAATATACTGTCAATACTTTTTTTTGATTTTTTTCAACTTTTTTTATTTTTTCTTTTTTTGTGTTGAAAAAAATTACACAATATGCTATATTTACTATATAAACGGAGGTTTTATATGAATAAAAAAGTGTCAACATTTTCTCAAAGATTAAAAGAAATTATAGATTATAAAGGTATTAAACAAGCTGAATTGGCTAGACAATTAAAAGTTGATAGGTCAACTATTACTAAATATATTAATGGTGAAAATACAACGACTACTTCTAGGCTTGATGATATAGCTAATTATTTTAATATTAATCCGGCTTGGTTGCTTGGTTATGATGTACCTATGGAAAAAAATCCATTTAAAAATAGATTGAAAGAAGCAATGCAATTAAACAATATAACTCAAGCGGATTTATCTAAAAAGTCTGGTATTGCAGAAGCGTCTATATCAAATTACCTTTCTGGCGGTTATGAAGCAGGAAATAATAATATAAAAAGATTAGCAGATGCTTTATTTGTCAATCCATTATGGCTTATGGGTGAAAATATAGATATGAATTATAAAAAAGAAGTAGAAGACACAATTAAAGTGCCTTTATTTACTAATATTCCACAAAATAAGGGCGATAATGCAATAAGGTATATAGATTTACCTAAAGAAAGATTAAACGGTCAAAACGCCGATTATTTCCTTTATAAAGTAGTTGGTGATAACATGGCGCCTAAATATCTCGATGGTGATATTGTACTTTTTAAATATAATAACATGCCTAAAAATAATAAAGATGTATTAATTAATATAAATGATAAAGAAACGGTATTTAGTAAAATAAACATAGAAGAAAAAAGCATTAAACTTAATAAGTACAATCCTTTTTATGAAGATGTAACTTATACAAAAGATGAAATGAAAAAGCTAAATATAAAAATAATTGCAGAAGTACAAAGTCTAGAGTATAGAGATTTAAGAAACAATTAATATATCAAGCATTAATTAAAATATATAGCAAGGGGGTGATATTATAGCAAAAAGACGTATTAATAATAGTGGTAGTATTATTTACAGAAAAGATAGAAAGATATGGATGTATAGAATACCTGTTAACTTGCAAGCTAGAGCTGGTGCAAAAACTATTTCTGCTAAAAGTCAAAAAGAATTGTTAGTTAAAATAGATAAATTGTATGAAGAAAAAGAAAAGTACACTGAAAAAAACAATAATTTAACTATTGCAGATATTATATTGAAAAATGAAAATGATAAACTAAATAAAAATATAATACAAATTAGCTCATACACTCGAAATATGTTTACGCTTTCTATAATACAAAATAGCAATCTCAACAATATACCTATAAACAAAGTAACAGAAAGCGATTTAAATGATTTTTCTAAATATATTATTAATTATGCACAATCCACTATAGATAAAGTATTTACTCATATTAAAAAGGCATATGATATAGCTTTATACAATGGTAATATAACAAAAAATATATTGACTATATATGAAAAGCCACAATCCATTAAGAAAACAAGCAAAGTGTCTGCCTTTACTATTGAAGAGCAAAAAGAATTTATAAAATTAATACCTAATAGTATTTATTACATGCAATATTTAATAGCTTTAAATACTGGAATGCGTATGGGTGAAATAAACGCATTACATGTTGATGATATAGATTTAATAAATAGAAAAATAAACGTAAATAAGACAGTAGCAAGAGGTAAAAATTACAAAGATTATATAAATGATAGAACAAAAACAAAAAACGGTCAAAGAGATATACCTATTAATGATATATTATATATGCCTTTAAAAGAGTATATAAGCGATAAAAACGGATTTTTATTTTCATATGATAGAATTATATCAACTGGTATGGTAAACTCTGAAATGAAGCGCTTATGTGCTAATAATAATATAATAAAAAATAAAGTAAATACTCATATGTTACGCCATACTTTTGCTACTAGATGTATTGAAAGCGGCATGCCTGCAGTAGTACTTGCTAAAATACTTGGTCATGCTGATATTTCAACTACATTAAACACTTACACAGATGTATTTAATAAGTTTAAGACAGATCATTTTGCAAAAGCGACTGATTATTTTAAAGAGTTATATTAATATATTATTTTTGGTAACTAATTTGGTAACTAGTTATAAGATATTTGTATGATATTTGAAAGATATAGCAATGGTACACATTGCTATTTTTCATTGATATAGCAAGCGTTTAAGCTTTATATATCAACAATTAAAAAATACTTGTTATGGTACAGATAACCATTATTAATATTTAATATTTCTTTATATATAAGCATTTTAAAATATCTGGTTACTAGTTGGTAACTAAACAGACTTAAATTTGATTAATAATATAAGCAAAATTAAAAGACTATGAAATAATAACATAGTCTTTTTTTGTGTGATTTTTTGTGTGATTTAATGAATTTTTAAATATATTGGTATCTTTATTATACAATTATATTTTTTATATTTCAATTATTAATATATATTTACTTTTTCATCCACTTTTATATTATACCTTTTTATTATGCCGAATTACCGATTATTTACTACTTTAAACTCGATTATATGCATTAATTATATAATTATATACTTAACATACTAAACGCTTTAAAATTGATTTAAAGTATGTTATAACTAATTTTTTATAATTTAACATTTTTTGTTAAATTTGCAATCCTAAAAATGCTTATATATCAATGTTTTATTTTTTGCATTTTCTAAAATGCTTATATATCAACAAAAAAATTTAACACTTTTTGTTAAATAAATTGTATTGCTAAATATAAAAAGTTAAAATACTTATATAGATATATACATCAAATTTCTACTGACGGTATCTTTAGATGCCTTTTGATTGTATATATCTATTTTTTTATTGATTTATTAATTTTTTATTGTTAAAATATAGATAGTCAAAAAGTTAAAAAAAGTCTTTATAATGGATTATCTTTTGTTTTTCTAGTTTATCCATTGCTTTTTGATTTTGTAATAGGTGCTTTTACGGGGTGCCTATTTTTTTATACCTTTTTTATTTAATTATTTATAATATAACTCCACCATTATATTTAACATATCCAACTTTATTATTGTTATTTTTTCCGTTCCATGTGTTGTCTACTATATACTCTATAATATAGCTACCATCCATTTCACCTATGCATACTGCTTCTTCATATGGTGAAATAACTCCTATTTTGTGTGTTCTTCTACTGTCACTATAAACTATTTCTTGTGTACTGCCGTTTTTCCATTTCATATTTATGAAGTCCCCTTTACTATTATTTTTTATTTCTGTGTTTTTGTTTGCGTTTATGTTTTCATTTTCATTTAAATATTTATTTACTATATTTAAAAATCTATTCCATCCTAAATCAAGTGTTTTATGCGGACAGTACTTTCCGTTCCACATCTGGTGCGTTTTTACTCTATCAAGTCCCCATCCATTTTGATTTAATAGCATTGCTGTATATTTAGCTGCGTTTTCTTCTGCTTTTAAAAAGTCATCAATATTTCCTGTACTTCTTGCAATCTCTATTGAATAACTGCTATCATTACCTGCTCTTTTTCCACAATGAAAAGCTACTCTATTATATGGTATTACTCTTATAATTTCTTTTTCATCTGCTACTGCGTGAAAAGACACTTGATTATTATTTCTTATCATATAGTTTGCTTCATTTTCTGCGCTTGCTGAATTTGCTGTGTTATGAATTGTTATGCTTGTTTTCTGTCTTATCCTTGGTGATTTAATACTATATTTACTTTCCGGTAACCATTTATCCCTTATTTTTAAATCCATTTTCTTTTTTCCTTTCTTTAAAAAAAATAATACCTATATACCTAAAATATAGGTATATAAGTATATTGCTTAATTTTTAAAACGCCTTAAAATCGATCCTCGAGCTTCATTTTTTCCTTATATATTAGCATTTTCTGCGTTTTCATCTTCTTTAACTGATTTAATAAAATCATAGGTACCACCTGCTGTCATTGCTCCATATGTAGCCATGATTATTGCATAAAGTATATTATCACTTAGTCTTAATATATACATTGCAAGCCCTGCAAGTACTCCAACAATTAAATTAATTAGTGGTAACATTTCTTTTATATCTTCATTTTTCTTTTTTGCTATTTCTGCAAAAAAATAAGTAGTAATACTTGTTACTACCATAATTATTATTTCTGTATTCATTTAATACCTCCGTTTATTAAATTAAATATATTTTCCTATAATAGCTCCGACACATATGCTTATAATTGTGCGTACTACTGTCATTATTGCTTCATTCTTATTTTGCTCAATTCTTTTTTCTTTTTCTTTCATTCTTTCCGCATCTGCTTCTTCTAGCTTATCTATTCTTGTATTTAATTTTTCAATATTTTTAATTAATGTTTTCATTTGATAATCAAGAGTACTTACTTGATTTAAAACTACATCATGTTTTTCTAATTTGCAATTTATACTATTAACACTTTTTTCTATGTAGTCAACTTTTGTTTTTATTCCTATAACATCTTTTTCTATATCTTTATTTTCCATTTTCACCCCTTTTTTTCTATGCTGTCCTTTTCCAAAAATACACTGTAATATATGGTGGTAAGTTATCAGCACTTTCAGTATTTCCGTGATTGTGCGCTTTGCTTCCACCCGTTTCTTGTGTTGGTGGATAGTATTTACCTTTAGCAAAATTATAACTCATAAATCCGTCTGCGATTCTGTCACCGTCTGGTGTTATCATAAAATCTCTGTGAATATGTTTAGGCATCTCTTCTATTGTTAAAACATGGTCTTTTGTAGCATGTGTATGTGTTTTTTTACCACCTGTTTTTTCTACTGTAGCAAATTGATTGTCTGCTGTGTCTACTCCAAAAAGTGTTTTACCTTTTGCAAAAGCTGTCCATTTACCACCAAAATATTTTTCTGGATTTACATTTTCAATTGTTGTATATATAGCACCTATAGGAAAAATATTTTTTCTAAAAAAATCTGTATTAAGTTTACTTCTTAAATTTCCTACTTCTTCATTTATTGCTTGCTCTATATAGTCTTGCATTTTGTTTAAATTTTCAGCACTTAGGGGCGTACTGTATCCCTCTTCTTTATTTATCCATTTTATTTTTTCCATCTTTTACCTCCTTAACTTTTTAAGTGTTTAAATATCCGCATACCATCATGTATACTTCATTGTATCCGTTTCTTTTTAATATATTATTTATTGTGTCATTATGCCACCTTGGTTTTTCTTCATATCTAAAGTATTCATCGCTTGTGTAATTATAGTCATCTGGTGCTACTACTGCCTCAACTCTTTGTCCGTTTGGTATTTTTTCTATTATTAAGTCATTTATTAAATTTTTACTTCTTATTGATTGCTTACCTTTAAGCGATATTTTGTTAGTGTTTCCCCATGCATTAGTTACTCTGTTTAGATAGTTTAAAGTTGGTATATAATTCATCATTTTACTATTATATTTTTTACTGTAACTGTTATATATAGCTATTTCAAAAGCATTTCCGCTAGTTACTCTTTCTAAATATCCACCAGTATCAGGATCGTAATCTCCGTTAAATTTTTCCTCAAAATATTCTTGTTCTTCATTATATAAAAAAATATATATTTCTCTTATATCCATATTTTTTGGTAAATAAGCGGTCAAGACTTTTCCTCTTACACCCCATATATTATGATATCCTATAGTCTGGTCACCGCTTTTCCAAGTTTTACTTTTTAGTATAGTATGAAATCCATTTTCTGTTTGTGTAGTATAAAAATTTTGTGTCGGACTATATTTTTTTTCGGAATACATGTAACTTACATATATTCCGTTATTAGTTATTAAATCTCCGTTTATTGTAGCATTTTTTGTTTCTATGGAACCGTCTTTTAATATTTTAAAGTTTCCATTTGCTGTAACTACACCTTCTAATTGTATTTTGCTCGCATTTAATTTTACACTTTCCGGAGTTTGATTTATTGAAGAAATAACTTCATCTTTACCAACCTTTTTTGATATTTTAGTTTCTAGTTCATTATTTTTTTGTGTTATAAGTGAAGTCATCTCTTCTTTATCTGTTTTTGCTTCTAATTTTGATTGCATCATTTCATTATTAATTGTAAGTTCACTTTTTGTAATAGCTTTTGTTGCTTCTGTAAAAGGATTATCAATTGTATATTTTATATAAATATTACTTTCATTTTGATTTGTATTTATAATATTTTTACCTTTAAATAATTTGAATTCTTTTTCTAGTTTTCCGTGCTCTTCTGTTTCTTCTATTATATATCCGCTGTCTTTTGTAAAAGTAATATATCTTTTTATTGTATAGTATCCATCATTGTATATTTCAATTTTTTCTTCTTTTCCATCTACATATGCTAATCCCCTTGACTTAATAATATAAGTTTCTTCATTTCCTGTATATCCTAAAATACTTATAGTTATATTTTTTGTTATTTTGTTAAGTGTTATATTTTCTGCCGGATATATAGCATTGCTTGGAAATATAGATTTTTGCGGATATAGCATAGTATCTTTAAATATAATTCCGCTAGATAAAGAAAAGCTTAATATTTTGTTATTGCTTGCGCTTTCTAAAATTATTTTTCCTTTTTTATCTCTCTGCTCTCTTATATAGTTAAAAGCGCCTTCTTTCCATAAATTAATACCTTCTACATTTTGCTTAATACTGCTTAGCTCATTGTTAAACTCATCAACACTAGATACCACCGATTTAATTTCACCAGCTACCTTATCAACTTTTAACTCTGCGTTTTTTACTCTCTCTCTGGTAGTAGCTTTTTTATATTCTGTCTTAGTTTTATTTTCTAATTTTGTATTAATTTTACTTACACCTTTTAATATTTCACTTTCATAGTTAAATACATAAAAGATATAATCTTTTTCTAAATTTTTTATTTTTAAAATATCGAAAGGTTCAAAAAAAGGCGCAAGTTTTACTTCTAAATTTCCGCCTATATAATTTATATTATTAATTTTTTCATATATTCCTTTTATTGCTCCGTCTCTGTCATCATCTATAATATAATTACTTATAATTTTATATTCTGTTTGATTATTTAACTTTTCTTTTTCTTCTTCTTTAATTTCCGGAAAATATAAGTCATCCGTAGTTTCTTTATCATCTATCTTTATCCTACTTAATACTAGTCTATCATATCCTAAATTTTCAATTTCCGTTTTGTTTAGCTCTAGTATATCCGCTTTAGTAAGTTCAACATCTGCATTTTGATTAATAGACTTAAAAACAATCTCATTTTTATTATTAATATATACATTACTTGCAGTAGCTTCTGCAATTTGTTTTAATAGCTCACTTATTGTTCCGTCTTTATAATAAGGCGCTTTATATACTATATAATCAAGATTTGCTATATTTTCAGTTATGGTATTCATTGAAAGAGATTTTCCTATATCTTCAATTATTGCTTTAATTGTAGTAGGAAAATTTAATCTCGATGCCATATCAATCTTTTTTTCCATTATATAAGTGTAATCTTGCGCTTTAATTTCTATTTCATCTTTTTTAATATCTTGTTTAGGCGTATCAATTACTTTAAAATCACCTATTTTATACTCAACTACATTATCTTTTAAGTCTTTCATACCTATATATAAAGTAAGTTTTTTATCTGCTAGTTTATACTTGGATGCATTGAATAACTTAAAATTTAATAGCTTATATCCTAAATTTCCGATTAATTTATCTTGTGTTATATACTCAAGCTTTATCTCTGCTATATCTTCTTTTATTTCTTCAATAGCATTATTTTCACCATTAATATTAATATCTGTAGTACCTCTTGGAAAATTTGCTATATCTGGATACAAATTGCTTGACGGATAAAGTAGCAAGTCATCAAAATTAAAGAGATCAGACACTCTTATAAATGCATTATATCCTTGCTCACTACCTTGATATATCTTTTTTGCTTTTTCTGTTATTTTTTGCATTTTACCTCCTATATCCTTATAACTCAATAATGTTAAACGCCATAGCTTTGTATCTATAGTCTCCATTAATTTTTGCATACAATACTGGTTCCGGAGTGTTTAAATATGCTTTTATAGTACTATAATTTTTAACTTTAGGATTGTAAAATTTGCAAGTCACCGTGTCCCTTGTTACTAACTCTAGAATGTTTTTCATAACTTCTGACGGTAAATTTTCAACCGTTGATATTTCTATTTTAATTTTGTTAGCTATCACCTGTCTTCTCATATCTCCGTTTAAATTTCTTTTTGTACCCTCTCCGTCTATCTTGTTATAACTTACTTTATAGGCACCTATATATTCATCATCTATTTCTATATTATCTATATTTAAAAGTGTCATAATGTGTATGCCTCCGTTTCATCTATTAAATTTATAAGCTTTTTACCTAAACTTACGTTTCCGTCTAAAGTAAAATTAAGTTCAACCTGCTTAACACCTCCGCCGTTTTCTACTCTAGGCATTGCTTGTAATACTGCGTTTGCTATATCTTCTTTCATATTGCGCATTTGTGGTGAATTTCCTAATGGTACAACCGCCTCATCATATCTACCTTCACCTATATTTGCTATTATTCCGCCTGGTTGTGCTTTAACTACACCACCTATAGCCATTTTTCTTGCTTCACCGTTTCCGCTTGCTTCTGCTGAAAAAGATTTTTTACCTGGTCTCCAATTATTCCACCAACGTTTAATCCATTCAAATGCCTTACTTGCTGTTTCTTTTATTCCATTAAATATTCCTTCGAAAGTACTTTTAAAACTGAAAGTATCATACTTATTAGGGTCTAGTCCGTTTTTTACGTCACCTGGTAAGTCTTCAACAAAAGCCTGCCTACCTGCTTTGCTTATGTGTGTACATGCTTTTTCAATGTGGTCCCTCATTTCACCGGCATCTATTATATTTTGTTTTTTTGCTCTTGTTAGTGTTTGCTTGTATTCATCCCATTTTCCTTCTGAAGCTAAAACTGCTAGTCTCTGCTCTAATTGTGACCTTTTTAATGTTTTTGTAGCTCCGTCAAGGTTTTCTGTGGTTTTCTTCACGTCTTCTTGAGCCCTTTTATTATTTAGATATGCTTTGTATACCTCACGCTGTCCCGCAGTCATTCCTGCATATGTTAAAGTACCATTTTTAACTTGTTGCTCTAGTGCTTCACCTGACACCTTATTTTCTTTTTCTAGTCTTACTAAATCATCATGTGCTTGTTTCTGCCTATCTACTGCGTTTATGTTTGCGTCTAATGTTTGATCGTATATATCAGTAGCTTGCTTTAAATTTTCTGTTGCACCTTGTACATCTGTTATTGATTTCTTAACTTCTGCACATCTTTTGTTATGTAATACCATCCCTGCTATTAAGCCTCCTACAGCTACCACAGCCCCTGCAATTCCGCCTGTTAATGCTGTTGCACCTGTAAGTATAGCACCGCCTGCTGTTGCCATACCTGCTGATACTCCACCAAGTGCTGTTATAGTTCTTTCTGCTTCTACATTACCTGCCTTAAATGCTTCATTTGCACCTACCTGTGCTCCTGCAAACATTCCTAAGCCTAGGGTTGCTGGTATTAATATACTGCTTAATCCAGAAAATGCTGAAGTAGCTCCGCTAGCACTTGCACCTAATTCACCTAATGTGCCTACTGTACCTATATTTTTTAAATTAATTAGTCCATTTCCTAAACTGAAAATATCTTTAATTAAATTTATTAATTTCCATGCTCCAAAAGCCACCCCTATTGCTGTAATAATAGGTAATACCTTTTTTAACTTATCTTTAAATTCTTCAATATTTTTTGTTACGTCTTTGACTTTATCTTTAATATTTCCTATATCTGCACCTATACCACCCATACCTGGTACTGATACTTTAGGTATGCTAGATCCGCCTACGTCTCCGCCTCCGCTTGGTGATACTTCATCCGGAGTTATCTTGTTTATCTCATCGAAGCCCTGTAAGTTATCTTTTAACTCTTTGTTAGCTTTTGCTGTCTTTTCTGCTTGCTTAGCATTATCTTTTTGTGCGTCTGTTAGTTTATTCATTGCTTTTGTAGCATTTCCAGCCTCTTCTGATGTATCTATTGCGCTTTTGTTATTTTTGTTTTTGCTACCTGAACCTTTTATTCTGCTTGCTGTACTTCTTGCGCTGTCCATCATTGCTTCACCTGCTTTTGTTACACCTGCACCCCAGTCTTGTCCGAAAAGTTTACCAATTACATTAATTATTTTTCCTACTGTATAAACTACTGAACCGCCTATATAATTTAATGTAGCAATTATAACATCACCTATATTTGAAAATACATTTCCTAGTCCACCGAACGCTTCACTTAATATTGCAAGCCCTATCATAATTATAGATACAGTCTTTAAAAATGTTTTGCTCATTACAAAACTTAATATTGAATGTTGACTTGTAACTCCAGTAACTATTGCGCTATATTCCAATAATTTATTCCTTGCATAAGAAATTGCTTTTCCTACTGCTACAAAAACAATAGGTAATACTGTTAGTGAAAATAATATTCCTGCTAGTGCTAAAATAAGCCCTCTAGTTTCCGGACTTAATGCTTTAAATGCATCTGTTACAATTTCTATAACTCTTGCAAATTTTGCTGTTAAATTAGTAAGTGGTAATAGTGCTTCACCTAGAATTTCCGACATATTGTTTTTTGCATTTTGTAAACTTGCTGAAAGTGATAGCAATTTTGTATTAGCTGTTTCTTCTATAGTGTCTCCATAGTTTCTTGTTGTTTTTTCTAAAATTGCTAATGCTCTTATTAATGATTGTGTTTGATAGTCTAATTGCTCGAATTTCTTTCCGCCTGACATCTTCTTAAATGCTTCTGTTGCTTCAAGCGCCGATGCTTTCAATTCCATTTGGTATTTATCCATTGATATTGCGCTTCCTGTTAGTGCTGATTTTATAGATTCCTTTGTTTCTTCCATACTGTATCCACTACTTTGTGATAATTTACTGGTAGCTTTAATTAAACTTTCTGTTAATTTTGCGCCTTCTTTTGCACTTATGCCCATATCTTTTGTCATCATGCCGTATCCATTAGCCATCTCTCTTGCTGTTTGCTTACTCATACCTAGCATTGAAGAATTACTATCTACAAAATTATTAATATCATTTGATACACTGCCGAATACACCTTTTGTAATTTGCATTGTACTTTTAATTTGTGCATTAGTCTTAACTGCTTGCGCCCCTAAGTTTGCAAGCTTTTTTGTAGCCATTACCACTGCAGCTGCATTTACTAAATTGCCTATATTACTTGCTGGTTTTTCTAGTCCGTTTAACTCTTCTTTTAATACCTGCGCATCTAATTGTGCGTTTTTTATTCCATCTTTAAAGTTTAATATAGCTTTTTCCGATGCATTAATAGCTCTTGTATTTTGTGCAAATTGTGCCTGCAATTGCTTCATTTCATTACTGTTATAACACATTTGCATTGCTACTTTTAGCTCTTTGTTTTTATCTGTTAAACTCTGTATTTTTGCTTTAGTTTTTTCTATATCTAAATTATAGTCTGCAATACTCTTTTGTGCATCAACGTATGCGCTTGATAGCTCTTTTGTACTATATCCCGAGTAGTCAAATTTTTTGCCACTGCCATCATCACCTACTTGGTTCAATCTTTTCATTATGCTGTCAATACTCTCACCGCTATCTTGCGACATCTTAGTTATAGCTTTTTGCATGTTAGCTGATAGTCCGTCGAAAGTAACATTATTTAATCCATTAAATACTTTGCTTAAGTGTTCAATTTCTTTTGTAGTTTTTTCGACTGCTTTGCTTGTTTTTTCCATATTCTTTTCAAGCTTATTATTAGTGTTTACATTGTTAAAGTCATCTTTTAACTTACTAAAAGATTTTGAAACTTCTGCCATATTCTTTTTAAGCTCTTGCATTTTTACTCTAATTGCTACAGATATACTTTTTTCCTCCATTTATCCCCCTCTCTCTTGAATTTGTTTGCTTCTTTCTTTTAGCTTCTTAACTGCTTCTTTAAACTCTTCTTTACTTCTTTTATTACTCTTTTGCTCATCCATTTCATCTATTCTGTTTAAATAATAAGATAAGTCTTTTGGTTGTTTCTTTCCATAACTCATAACACTAGTAAACGCCCCTGTATTATATGCTAGTGTTATTATGTTTTTGTATTCTTCTTTTTTTCTTTTATTAAAAGATTGTATATATAAGTTAAATTCCCATAGCTCCATTTCATAAATTTCACTTACAGTCAAGCCAGCTTCGAAGCCTCTTTTTAAGACTGTTTCAAGCCAGTCTTCATTTAGTTTTTTCCTTGTGTTTCTTTTACCATTTTTTCATTTAGCTTTTCAATTTCTTTTTCTGTTTTTCCTGGATACTGTAACTGCCCTATAAAGTTTTTAAGATATTCAAAGAGATCCATAAATCCTGCGTTTGTGTCCATTGCTTCTTTAAATTCTTCTTTTTCTTCTTTTCCATCCACTCCAGCTAATAATAGCTTTTGTATATCTTCAACTGTCATTGTTTCAATTTCATTTGTTACCTGTATAAAAGATTTTCTGTTAAACTCTCTTTCTATTTTCTTTATTGTTCCGATGTTTGTTTTCAATTCAAATTGTTTATTTCCTATTTCTATATTCATATTTATTTTTTCCTTTCAATTTTCTAATTTTAAATAAAAAAAAGAAGGGCCTTAAAAAGCCCTTAATTTTATTGTCCAGGCGTACCTGCAGGTACTGTTAACTCAATACCTCCAGATCCTGCCACTGATATTTCAATATTGTATTCACCCTCTGCTGAATTGTCGATGTTTATGCTTTCTATAAGTGCTTCACCTTTAAAATATGTATCTTCATTTAAGTCTAGTCTTAGCTCTATCATTTCACCTTTGTCGAACGCCTTTAATAAGTCTTGGTGTCCGCTTTCTTTTTCAAAAGATACTTGTCCATTGCAAGAAGCGCTCCAGTCTTTTATTCCTGCTGATTTTTCTTTTCCTTTACCTCTGAAAAAAGATTTTTCCACAATTTCCATTGATTGTTCTAGTGACCAGTCTGTCATATATGCAAGCTCTTTTCCACCTATTGATACTGCACCAGGTAATCCGTATTTTACTGCCATATTCATTGTTTCCTTTCTATTATTAAATTTTTAATAAAAAAAGCACCAAATAATTTGGTACTTTTATTGTTTATTTTTTTATTTTCTTTTATCTCATCTTATTTCAAAACTGCATATATACCTTTTTATTCCCGATGGATCTTCAAAGTCTCCACCGTTTACATAATATATGCCGTTTTGTAACATTTCTTTTTTTAACTCTATAAGAATTTTGCTTATATCTGTGCTTTTTTCACCCCATATATTAATTTGGAAAGTAGCTCTCTGCCTACCTATGCCTCTAAATTGCATTGCTATGCTTTCCGTTGTTAGACTATATGTTATTGCTGGTAATTTGGTAAAAGTCTTTGGTTTGTATTGATACTTTTGTATATCAAGTCCCTCTACATTTACGTCTTTAATTACCTTAGCGATTTTTAACTTATGATTTTCGATTTCCATTATAGCTCCTTTAAAATATCATCAATTTCTTTTTCAAGATTTTTTACTGCAATATCGACTGCAGGAAAGAAAAACGGTCTTGCAATCATACCTGTGTAACCCATAGTATAAGTTAGCTCATCTTGTATTATCTTTGGTGCCTTGCTAGTACTTGCGCCTCTATCGCCTGTTCCGAACTCTACATATTTTGCGTAGTTTGTACCAGTCCATGCCTCTACTTCTGCTATATTCTTTTCAACCTTAGGTACACTATACTCTATTCTGCCTCTCATCCATCCTGTATCTACCGGTGCATTTGATTTTGCATTGTTTTTTATTATACTGCCTGCTTTATCTAGTGCTTTTAATATTTTCTTTTCTGTACTTACTCCGTTTTTATCAATTTTATTTACAAAATTTTTTATGTTAAAGTCTACTTTTAATTTCATTTATACCTCTTTTAAAAAGATTTTTTGGTGCGTATCATAAATTAATATACCTGTTATTTCTAATTTATACTCTCTATACTCTATTAATGTATTTTTAGGTATTTTAATTTGCGGGTCGCAAGTACATATAAAATTTGCTTCAATATTTAGTCCGTAGTCTCTCAATGCTATATCATGGCTCGCCGGTTGTACATTTCCATTGATTTTTAAAATGAAATTTCCTTTTTTTCTTTCTACTTCTAGCTCTTCATTTACTTCTTCTATTACTTCATAAATTTTTAGCTCTTTATCATACATTACGTTTTGCATTATATTTTTAAAGTCTTTTGGTATCTTCATTTAAAGTCTCCTCGCCTACTACTACTAATTTTTTATTTTTCTTTTTATATGCGTCTAAAATAGCTTTTAAGTCTGAAAAAAAAGAATTAGATAGTAAGAAAGAATTAAAAGTGTCTTCTTTGCTTTTGTAAGTTATACTCTGTCCATTATCTGATATAGTACTTATTTCGCCCGTATTTGACGATTTAAGCTCTTTTTCTCGTACAGTGTACTCATTATATGCTCTTGCTATTATCCTCTCTAATTCTGCCGGAATTTCGCTTCTATTGATATATATTAATACCTTATCGATTAGCTCATTTAGTTCCAAGTCTAATTTTTCATTATCTTCTATTTCCGGATTTAATATTAGTACATATTTTTTTATGTTTTTAATTCTTTCATCCATCTCTTTTTTTCCTTTCAATTCTTATATTGTTTTTTTAATATATTATTTAATTATTCTATTATAATTATTTTCCGTTTGTACTTGCTGTTTCTTCTGCTACAGTAGCTACAAAAATTAAGTCTGGTGTAATAGCTTTTGTACCGTACTTATAGAATAACTCTAAAGCATAATCATTAGAAAGTGGTATTCTTTCAAGATCATATTCATCTACATTTACCGGTTGTGCTATAGCACCTTTTACCATTACTATTGCATCCTTTTTTTGTCTAGTGTTTGATTTTACTTCTACTCCGTGGAATAAGTTTATTTCTTCAACTCCACCATCTACTACTGCGTTTTGTGTCTTATCTATATAATTTCTTAATTTTCCATATAGTCCAGGATTTAAGAATAATACCATTTGCTCTCTGTCTACTCCGTCAACATATTCATTTTCTAGTTTTTCAAGTGCTTGAATTAATTCTTCAACCTGTCCCTCAATTGTTTTTTCTTTTAATGTAACTGCCTTACCTGCTGTTTCTGCTTCATTGAAAAATGCTCTGTCTAGCTCTCTTATCATTGCTAAAGTATGGTTTCCTGCTCTGCTTTCAAAAAGTCCAGTTATACCTCTTGTGTCAATATCAAATTTAGTTACTTCTTCAACTATTTCTTTATTAGTGTTTAAGTTAACTGTTACTTTTCCTTTATTATTTAATTGTTCACCTTTTGCACCAGTTCTAGCTGTACCATAATTTTTAGATACTGCATTTGCAAATCTTGAAAATTCAACTGATCCAGCGTTGATATTTCCACTATAATTTGCTTCTTTGTAATTTTGTGATAATGCTAATTTTTGTATGTTTTGTATTAATCCACCTTGGATTTCTTGCAATTCATCTTTTGCTGTATTTGATAATATACTTAATGCTTTTTCTCTTGCCATCTCATATTCCCCTTTTTATATCTTATATTTTCTTAAAATTGGAATGGTATATCTCTTTTGCTACCATTTCCTATATTTGTTTTTGGTGTATTTCCTGCTAGTCTCTTTTTAATAGCTTCTTCTAATTGCTCATTGTATACTTTCTTTAACTCTTTTATATTTTCATTAATTTCTTCTGCCTTGCTACCTTTAGATACTATATAGTCCGAAAATACAGTTGGTAGGTTTTCACCTATCAATATGTTTTTTGTTTGGTTTTTAAGTTCAATCAAATTAAGTGCCTGCTCTTTTTCTTCTACTTGTTTTATTCTTTCTTGAAGTCTTTCTTCTGCAGTCATAGCACCTAGTCTTTCCGCTTCTTTCTTTTCATTTTCTGCTTTATCTGTCCACTCTTTTTGCCATTTATCCCTTAGTCCTTGGATTTTTTTATCATATTCCGCCTTATAGTCTTTATCTTCAAGTATTTCATCAAGTGTCATAACATCCACTTCTTCTTGATTGTTTAACTCACCGTTTAAATTTTCGCCATTATCCATAGCTTATCCCCCTTTTACTTTCAACCTTAATTTTTGCATTAAAAAAAGAAAGTCTTAAACTTTCCTTATTTTCCTTTGCTTACTTTCAAGATTAATTTTAAATTAATATACACTTCACAAGATCCTCACCGTGTAAAATGCAAGTGCTTATATATGCACTGCAAGTATAACTAATTATATTAATTATACCTACACTACTTATATTATTTAATTATACCTTTTATATCTTTAAACATGGTCTTTATTTTGTTCATAGTAGAATTATTATTTATATAATCTATACCTTTTAATGTAATAATAACATTATCTAAATTAACAATAGGCTCGCCGAAGGTCGCTTTTGTTTTTAGTCCTGTTATTAACTCTTGGTTTTGCAATAACTGCAAGGTTGGTAAGATTTCTGCAATACTATATTCTTCTAGTAGCTCTTCTTCAAATTGTAAATTTTCTTCAATACATTTTTTTAATAATTTTAATATTAAATATATTTGTTTTTCTAATTTCATTTATCACCTACATTATTTAAATAATTTTTTCCATAGCGGTCTTTCCTTTTCAAAAATTTCTATTTCTTCTTCTGTCATGTTATCTGGATAATCTTTATATAAATTATATATTTTTTTGCAATCAAAGCTTATATACATTCCACCATCTTCTTCTTCTGGTGTTACATTCCATATTTTACTTTTTGCGTCTTCTTTTGCAAAGCTTCTAAATCCTTTTATGTTACATGGTTTTTCAATTGTTTCTTCTTCTTTTTCTATGTTTTCTATTCCTTTAATTTTCATTTCTACCCCCTTAATTGTTTTTCAGGATCTGTATTTATATATCCTAATAATTTATGAAAGCCTTTATGATTATATAACGATTCTGCATCAATTAGTACACTAGTCACTCCAACTTTTCCAATATATTTTACTGTATGTGTTTTTTGTGCAGAAAATCTAATCCCCAATGATTCTACATTTAATTTATGCCAACCTTTACCATTTCCACTTTGCAATTCTAAATATTCTAATCCTTTTTCTTTTGTTCCTCTTATTACAGCTGCATGGTGTCCTGTAAATAAAATATATTCTTTATTAAACTTCATATTTCTTACAAGTTTTGAAGTTGCAACAAAGTCACTTGTGTGCTTTTCTGTGTATGCTTTTATTCCTTTGATATCTGGTAGTTGCATCCTTACTTCAGAAAAAATTTCTCTGCTTTTTCCACCTCTAAATGATAGTACATCATATCCTGCCTTATTTCCTACATATGCTAATGCCAGCGATGCACAAGATCCGCCTGTCTTATCTATTCCACCTATTGTTTCAATAATTTCTTCTTCACTTTTTTTGTGTTTGGATTTTTTTATAGGATTTTCATAAACATTGTTTTCTTTACATTTATTTATAAGTATATTTATTGCTTTATCATTTGTTTGCTCTTTTGTTTGCTCTTTTGTTTGCTCTTTTATTTTTTTATTTCTTACATGTTTTTTTATTTTTTCTTTAATTTTATTTTTAATTTTTGAAAAACATCTTAATTTATGATTGTCATCATAGTAAAAAATTATATTGTTGTCTTTGCTCTTTTTCTTTCCTTTTTTCATTGTATAATATTCCTTTCAAAATAAAAAGTCTTTTACTTAATAAACTTTTCTGCTAAAGTTATGCCTTTAATTGTTAGTCTCATATTATCAAGTGCTACCATTGCTTGGTCTTTTCCTGTTTTTCTTATCTTAACGCCTGTTATCAACTCTTCTTTTTGCATTAGCTCAAGTGTATTAAGAAAAACTCTCCAGTCTACTTTATAATTTTTATGTGTGTATTTTTCAATATCTATTTCTAGCGTGTTTAAGTCTTTGTATAAGTCAATTAATATATTTTTTATTAACTCCATCTATTACCTCTTATTTATCTTTATTTTTAGCTTTTATGGTCTAGCATGCAAGATTTGAACTTGCGACCTCATGGTTCCAAACCACGCATTCTACCAACTGAACTAATGCTAGATAAGGTATTGACAATATTAAAATAATTTGTTATATTAAATATATAGCAAGAGAGTCCCACTGACCACGGTATATTTTATATACCAACCAGAGGGGGGCTCTTGCTATTTTTTTATTGTTTTTCAAAAACTCCTATTAATTCATCACCTTTTTTTATTATCACAGTTTTTACATACTGTGTTTTTTTACTTCTAAATACTACTTCTAATCTATTGATCATTCCTGAATAAGATAAATTAGAGTTTGTACAATCTAGCAAAAATACTTTTGCTTGCCTTTCTTGATCTTCTACCGCATGATAAAAGACATTTTTTCCATTTCCTTTAATTTCCTTATTATCTATAAACATCCACTCACTATCATCATTCTTCTTATATTTATAGTCAGCACATTTAATTCCATCTTTTTCAAAGATATCCGGATTATATTCTAGTACTCCGCCTAATTTATTAACTAACCATTCTCCATTTTCTTTTTCCATATTTCTAAACTTTATTTTATTTATATCATTTGTATAATATACCGTATCACCTATTTCAACGCTTTCTGCTATTCTTGTTGCTTTTTCTGTATTAATTGTTTCTTTTTTCCATTCTTCTTTTATATCTAAATAATATTTATTTGTTTCATTAATAGCATTATCACTAATAGCTTGTTTTGTTTCTTTTGTATTATCTACTTTATTATGATTTAATTTTTCTTCACTGTGTCTTTCTTTTTGTTCTTTAAAATATTCCGTATAGTCTTTTGCTTCTGTGTAATAATATTTATCTGTTACTTGGTCTTTTGCTAGTCTAGTATTGCTTAGATTTTCTATATCTTCTATGTATGGTACAATTGTACTTCTGCAAAACGGATGAAATGGTGGAATTGTAACGCCTACCTCCGCCTTTGCTACTTCTACTATTTGCTGGTCTTTGTGTCTGCATATTTCACTTGTTCGCTTATCAAGTGTAGCAATTATTTTAACTTTTTCATGATCACCCTTTTTTATTCTTTCTAAAGATACTAAATTATGAAAAAAAGAACCCTCGGTTCTTACAATTCTTGAAGCATAAAAGGTTTCAACATCAAGCTTTTTTGCAATATCTCTTGCAATTTCTTGTGGTGACTTTCCTATAATTAGTCCGTCTTTTAAAGTAGTGTTTAGCTCTTTTGCTAATTTATCCGTGTTTTTCCATATTCTTTCTGAAAAGTTAGCACCTTTAAAGCGTGTAGTCATCATATTTTCAATTAAAATTTCATCTCTTCTTTCAAATCCTAATTTTGCTGAAGTGTCTTTTATTACTTTTTTTATATATTCACTTGTAATTTTGTATTCATTGTTTGCAAGCTCTGCTATAGTAGATTGTATATGTGCGTTTAATATCTCCGTGCGCTCTATTCTGTATGCTAAAGATATAGCATTATACTTTGCTATTAATGCTTCTTTTTCTGATAATATAAAAGTGTTTTCAATCTGCTTTTCTAAAAGTTTTTTATATTCTGCTATTTCTTCTTGGTTTGCTACTTCATCTAGGTATTCCTGCATTGTTTCTTCTTCTACTTCTTGCCTTTTCATATAGCTTTTTTTCATTTTCATTATGCTATTGTTTAAGTCTTTGCTTATTCTGTTTTTCATTCTTACTATTTCTGCTATATATTCTTCTGCTGTTTCTTCACTCTTTAACATGCTTTTAACCGCTTTTTTATCTTCTACTACTTGCTTTTTTCTTATCTGCCAGTAACTCTTCTTTTTCATATAATTAATACCTTATATTTATTATTTATTATTTCTTTTTTTCTTCTTTTGCTTTTTCTTCTTCTATCTCTTTTTTATTTTTCTTATTCTTCTTTTTTTGCTTTTTAGTATCTGCTTTTTCTTCTTGGTTTGTTTCTTCTGTTTCCTTTGTTTCTTCTTCTACTTTTCCGTGGTCATGTGTTTCTTTTTCTTCATTTCCTAAATTTGTATAATTTCCTGCCATTATCATTTTTTTAATCTGTCTGTCTTCTGATTTTTCTTTTTGCATTTCTAGGCTTTCTATTTCTGCATCCGGGTCTTGTACAAAAGAAAGTCTACTTATTAGTGTTTTATCTGTTACTATTCCTTGAAGTCTAGTTATCATATTTGCAACTTCAATATCATTTTTTGGTAGTCCACGAGTAAACTCAACATTAATCACATTTAAGTCAACAATAGGCGCATTTTTTAGTATATTCAAAAATACATTGTATATATAGAAACGTTTCTTAACTGCTTTTGTATATTGTGCTTGCTTACTCTTCATATGCAATTCAAAAGGTAATAGCTTATATTCTAGCGCCACCCCTGATTGTGTACCTGCAAAATTTTCATCGCTCATATCCGGTGTAAAGCTGAATTTGTGTATATCTTGTGAAAGTCTTTTTAATGCCATTGTAAGTCCGGTTTCATCAAGTGTCTTTGTTAAATAGCTTGCTGTACCATCACCTACATTTAAAGCTCTGCTCTCTCTTAATACTTTCGCTTGCTCATATGTTAGGTTTGCTGTATCACCTGCTACTAGCAATATACTGTCAATAAACTCTTCTACATTATCGACATCATTGCTTTCGATTTTATTGTATCCATCTATTAATGAAATAACTGTCTCATAGTCACCGATTTCTTCTTCATTGTTTTTATATTCAATAATAGGAATTTCTTTTAATAGATTGTTTTTATTACTTATTACTTTTAAGTTTCCGTCTTTTTCTTCTGCTACAATTTCATTTTGTTTTGTATATAGATATATTAAATTGCTTTTCTTCTTTTCAATAATATATATTCCTAGCTCTTCTGTTTCTTCTAGATTATCTATTTTAAACACTCCAGCATTATATGGATTAATTGATTTACTTTTTATTTCTGTATTTTCATTAATATATATTAGCTCATAACATTTTCCATATTTTGATAATTTCATTGCATTTTGCTTATCTGTTTCTAAAATTGTATTTTCTTTATATGTATTAATTATTGGTTCAATATTAATATTGTTTTCTTCTTCACCTGGTAAGTCTATTACATTATATTTAATTGGTTCGGACATAAAGTATCCAACATTAATTGTGGTAATATACCTTGCATAGTTTGCAAGTATTTTATTATTTGCGCTTTCTGCTAGTATTCTATTTTTTGCTAATATTCCATCATCATTTTTAAAATAGTCATCTAGTCTTTTATAGTCTTTTTGTGTTATTTCTTTTTTTGCTCTTTCTATAAACTCTTTAACTTCTTTATTGTTTAAATTTAAATTGTCTATTAACTCAAGCGTTTCTTTTTCTATATACATTAAAATATCCCTCCGTTTAAAAACTCTCTTTTATTAAATACTTTTATCTCTTTTTTACCTTTAATATATTCATTTAGTCCATACCTGCAAGCATCTATAGTATGATTAAAGGCGTCTATAGGCTTATTTATATATTCACCTGTCTTTTTATCTTTAATCCATGTGTAATTTTCAAGCTCTTCTATTACATGGTGGCATCTCTCATCAACTATTATTTCATTTTGCTGTATCCATCGTATGCCGTCTTCTGCTTGAAAAAAAACAA